GAGGGCGGCGTCGGTGGTGACGTTGCCGTTCTCGTCGATGAGCTCCATCTGCATGGGCGGAGCCATGCCGGTCGCGTACCGCACCTCGTGCGAGGTGTAGGTCTGTGCGACCAGGAGGTCGAAGATCGTCTGATTTATTCGGTTCTGCAACGGGATCATCGGCTCGACCACACCGACCGTGCGGCCTTCGAGGTCGACCGACGCAGCGAAGCGGGTCACCGGACACTCGCTCGCGCCGTGCAGCTTCCGGCCGCCGACACGAACCGAGTCGAGGTCGGCGAACGACTTGAACGTCACCGCGTACTCGTACTTGGCGTCGAACATCCGGGCTTTGCCGGGGGACTCGCCCTTCGGCTTGGCCGTGACGGTCAGCGCGGCATACGCCTCGTCGTCGTTCGCGGGGTCCTCGTACAGGGCCGCGGTCCGCTTGGCCGACAGACCCTTCGAGATGACGCCCTTCTTGGTCTTCTCCGTCAGCACGAAGGAGTGACCGAAGCCGAGCGCACCGCGGTAGATCGCGGCCTGGCGGGCGTCCATGCGAGAACGCTGCCAGTGGGCCCACTGCCCGCTCGTCGAGGACGAGGCGACAGGAAGCCCCGAGGTCGCCTTGCCGGGCCGGTAGCCGTCCACGTACAGAGCCTGGGCCGGCGTCCCGATCAGGAGCGGCATCCAGTTGGACACCGCCCGCTTCGCGAGCAGCTTGTACTCGTCGTCCGCCTGGGGCGGCATGTACGGGTCGTCGTGCCGGCCCCGGATGAAGTTGTCGATCCGGTGAAGCCGACCCTCGTCGCGATCGAGGATGGCGAGGAGCTCCTTCGCCAGGGACGCTGGGCTGGTGTCGGCCATGCCTCACCACCTTTCAGTCACACTTGCACAGAGTTACATGAAGTAGCCACGGCCGGTTCGCTTGCGGACCTTCTTGCCGCGAGTGCGGAGTTCGTACAGCGCCTCGTGCGCCAGCATCAACGCGGCGTAGGCGTCGATCTTCCTGGGCGAGTCCTTGGACTCCTTGCCGAAAGAGATGCCGTAGTTGTTCGTCCGGCGCCGGGCGTTGAGCACGTGACGCCGAAGCGTCAGGTCGCCGTCGTGCGCGAGCTTCGCGTCGAAGATGCTCCGCATCAGGCGCTCGTGCGCCAGCGTCACCGTCTTCTGCGAACCACGCATGTCCCAGCCGATCGCGTCCTTGCCCGAAGGGGAGGGCACCGCGAGGCCGGCGCCGTAGGTCTCCGACCAGTCAGCGATGTACGACTCCCACAGGGCGACGTCGGCGAAGAACGCCCGCACGTCGAAGAGTCGGAACGCCTCGTGCACCTCGGAGTCGACGGCAGAACGAGGCACCGTCCAGTCCTCGCCTTGAGGTCCGTCCGGCTTCTCCCATACGCCGAGCACGAAGGCGCACATGTCCCGAACACGCAGCGCGATCAGCGCTGTTGCGTCCGAACTCTTGCCGCCGTCGAACCCGAGGACGATCTCGTCGCCAGGCTTCAGCGTCTTGGAGTCGTCGACCAGGCCATCCCACTCGGCCGGCCCGTAGATCGCATCCTCTTCGGCCACGATCTGGTTGAGCCACATACGGCGCGAGCGCGAGGGCGCGATCGTCGCGTCCATAACCGACTGGATGATCGAGTCGACGTTCAGCCAGACCGCGTCACCGCGGATCTTCGGGATGACGATCCGCAAGGCCAGCGCCGTCAGCGGGGTCTTGGGGTGCGCTTCGATCGAGTCGTACATGAACCCGATGTCCGCCATGCGGCCTTCGAGGATCTTGTTGAACGACTCGCGCATCCGCTCGGCGACAGAGTCCTCGCCGGGCAGGTAAGCGTTGGTGATCGCCAGGTAACGGCTGTCCTGCTTGGTCGCGTTACCGTCGATCGTCTCGTACATCTTGTGGCCGTTGTTCCCGCTCACCCAGTGATGGGTCTCGTTGAGCAGGGTGAAGGTTGTTCGCTTGCCTTCGAGCGCACGGTACGAGGAAGTCACTGCCTCAAGGCGGCACTTGCCGCCGTTCGCGCGGATGAGGACCGCGCCGTCCTTGACCCCGTACTTCGCCTTGAAGCGGTCGGTCATCAGGGACGGGATCAACGCCATCGTGTTCGTCGTCTGCGACTGGTTCACCGCGGTCACCTGCACCCACGCACGCGGGTGAGGGATACCTACCGGCTCGCCGGCCTCGTCCCAGTGGGAGAAGCGCGACGGCCCAACGAGCTCGACGAGACACAGCACCGCGAGCAGGGGGTCCTTGCCCCAGCCCTTCATGCGCTGGAGGACACCCTTGCGGTTGAGGAACCGGCCGTGCTCGTCCACGGCGTACCAGTGGAGGACGAACCGGAGCTGCTCCCTGGTGAACTTCCAGGGGCCGGCGTTCTCTGCTTGCAGGTACTCAGCAGCCCAGCCGGCGATCTGCCAGCCGAGCGTGCGCTTGGGCAGCACCCAGGCGCCCATGCTGTCTCTCTGCCAGGTCGGGCCGAGGAACGTCGGGGGGAGCTGCTCGATCTCTTCGGAAGTGAGGACCGCTTGAGTGGCCACGGCTCACCTCCAACTTCCGCCTCCGTAGCGGCCGTCGCTGTACGATGGTTGGTGCCCGAGAGCATGCAGAGAGGTGGTGGAGCGGATGCGAGAAGTCGCGGCGCGCTCTGTGCTGCCCTCAGAAAGACTCCGGGTCGATGCAACTTCCTGCTTGGGCCACCGCCCTCGTGCCGTTTCTCGTCGGCGTTGTGTGGGTTCTGGCCTTCGTTCTGGACCAGATCCCCAAGCTGAGCAACAAGGCGATTAAGGCGATCAGGTCTATCCGCGCCGTCCGTGACGAGCTGAGGGCCAAGCCTCCGAAAGAACTCGATGAGCAGTAGCCCTAGTCGGCGAGCCCGAGCATCTGGCGGGGCGGGGGCGTGCACCATTTCGCACCCCCTCGCCCAAGGGAGCCCACTTCACGCAGGCTTGAGTCATCTGTAAGCTCTTGAGGACTATCCGCGTAGCGCGGGCCACGGCGCCTCGCCGCCAGTGCCGCGTGAGTCTGATGATGCTCGACTTCGCCTCGACATGAGATGGGAGCGGTCCAGACGAGCAAGCATGCAACAGCTTCCTGGCGCTCCCGGTGGAGCAGTCAGAGTGCAGACAGCCGGATGGGCAACTACCGTCGTTGGCCTTGTTGCTAGCGGTGGATTTGTCATCAACTACACACTTGAGCAAGTGCCGAAGATCTGCCGCAAGGCAGCAGACGCGGCAAAGGCTATCCGAGGACTCCGCGAGGAGTTCCGAAAGAGTGCCAGCGACGACAAGGTTTGTGACCACGAGGGTTGCAGTGGGAACGTCTGCAACAACGCTGAGTCATAAGCGACTCGATCGCGACGAGAAGTAACATCGACGCCCCGGCTCGGCATTTGAGTCGGGGCGTTGCCCTTCCCTTGACGCCGAGGCGCGAGATCAAGAGGCCGTGACGCAACGATCAAGTCCTCTTGCTGATACCGTTGTTGCAACAGGTCGTGCGTTCCCATCGACCCTCCTTTGGCTTCTCCCTGATCGCCCCAGGCAACTGCGTGGGGTGTTGCAACATCAGAGGTGGAGGGAGGGCGATGGACGGGACTTGGGTATTTGCTGCGGTTGGAGCCGTGAGCGGTGCGTTCTTCGTACTCAACACGGCACTTGACCACATTCCCCGTTTCGCGAGGCGGGTAGTGAAGGCGGTAGATGCCATGAAAGAAGTCAGGGCCGCCATAAAGGCGCCTGGCCGGAAGTAGTCTGGCAGCTACTTTCAGAAGTAGAAGAACAGGGTCGGACCTTAGCTGCGAGAGGTCAGGCTCAGTAAAGGGATAGACCCCCGATTCCGTCTGGTAGTCGGGGGTCCCCCCCTTTTTTTTGCACACAGGGCTGCCCTTCACCGCCTCTTACGCAAGCCCCAAGTCCTTCTTGTAGTCCGCGATGGCGAGGACAGAGGCCGGCGTGGTCTCTTCCTCGGGCTCTTGTAGTTCGATGCGCACGCGGCGCCGATCCCCCTCGGTCACCAGGAGGTTGCCGAGGGCGGAGTACAGGGTCTGCGCCATCTGCGCGGAGCGCTTGCCCGACTTCTTGTAGTGGGACAGGTCATCGCACAGCGCGTACGCCAGGGCCCAGTCGGAGTTCTGGTAGAAGTCCGACTGCCCGGAAGTCTTCAGCGAGTTGTAGAGCTTCTTCGCGATCGGATGCCACTCCGCATCAGCGCGAGGAACGGTGACCTTGCGCATCTGACCGCGCTTGGTCTCCTGCTCTTCCGTCCCCTTACGCGACCGGGGGCGCGCGAGGTCTTCTTCACGGTTCGGTACGGGGCCTCGAACGCCCACCGGTCACCTCCTTTCAGTAGAGGACGCTCACACCAGGCCGCCGGTCATGAAGTGCACGACGAGCCAGGCGAGGAATGCCAGGAGGGTGAAGCGGCGAAGCCGGAGCAAGCCGGAAGGCTGGCCCTTCGGGTACTCGACATCGCGCCGCGTACCGAAGATCCGCCAGACCTTCTCGGAGAGCGTGTCTCCGGGCTGCTTGCGCTTGAGGGCGATGCCCTCGATCACGACGAAGGCGCCAGCCCATGCGGCCCACGCGATCTCGAATCCGGTCACGCCGGTCACCTCCTCGGGTTACGTTCCCTGCATGGATCAAGGGGTAGCGGGCCTGCTGGGGGCCGCAGTTGGCGGCGCGATCGGCGTGATCGGCACCGTCAGCGCAGCATGGCTGGCTGGACGTGGGCAGCGACGAAGCCAACATGAACAGTGGCTGAGGCAAGTACGCAGGGATGCCTACGGGCACTTCGTCGCCTGCCTGCATCGCGTAGACCGGGTCGTTGCGCAGACAGGTGAAGCTGCTCGTGTCGAGGGGAGACCAGTGCCGCGCTGGCCGGACGAGATGACGCAGGCCGACGAAGCGCTCTCAGTTGTACTGCTCGAAGGTCCTGACGAGATCTACGAGCGGGCCTTGGAAGTGTTTCTTCTGGCGCAAGAGTGGTGGTATGCGATGCAGTACGAATACGGGAACCCGTCGCCGGGGGACACCTACCACGCATACCCCAACACCGACATCGGGGCTGCGACGGAGATGTTCTTGCAGGCGGCCTCGCGCGTTCTCCGCGCCTCAGATCAGGGTCTATTGTCCGCCCCGTCTCGAACATGAAGTCTCGGGCCCCCGGTGGTGAGCCAGGGGCCGGCGCCTCGCCCGAGGAGAGGAGGACTCGGGGGCGCACACGCTCGACAGGCGGGGAAGGCCTGGAGCGCGGTCTTACAGGAGGCCGGGGTGCTGCTCGGTGCGTCGGAACTTCTTCTCGATCGCACGCCGCTTGGCGCGTTGCGCCGCAGCACCCTCAGCTCCACTCTTCTTCCGGTGATGCCACGTGCACAGGGAACGCAGGTTCCCCATGCTGTGATCGTCGCCCGGCTTGATGTGGTCCACGTCGGTCGCAACCTCGACGCAGCGCGCACCCGCTTGGTCCAGCGCGGTGCACTGCCCTGCATCTCGGCGCAGAACCCGTAGCCGGATCGTGGGCCAGTCGGCCGGCAGGCGCGAGCGCCTGTCCGACCCCTCCCAGTTCGGCAACGTGATCACCCCCGACATGGAACGTTGGGCCCTCGGTGACGTCCTACCTGAAGAGGTAGCTGCTCGAAGCTGTCAACCCGAGGGAGTCAGCAAGCAGTAAGCAGTAAGGAGCTTTGGTCAGCGAGGCCCGCCAGGGCCTCAAGCCTTCTACCTCGTCCTTCGTACTTACCCTTGTACTTACTGATACGGAGCTCGACCTACCTCAGTCCGGATGCTTTCGACGTGACCGTGGTCACACTTACACAGTGAGCCTTCGAAGCTTCAGGCTGGGCCGCCTGGCGGCGGCCACAGAGCCTTGAGCGACGGCGAGGTAGTAGTCAGGGGCGAAGTGGCAGGGGCGCCCGAGGGCGCCACAGAGCAGAGCTGCTTGCGACCTGGGGGCGCTGCCGCGCCCCGGTAATCCAGTGCCGGCTGTCAGTCCTACGGCTTACTGTTGAGCGCATGGACAACGACACTGACCTCCGCTTCGCGCTCCAGATGGCTGGTGCCGAGCTGGTCGAGACGCCCCCGTCCTCCGACTCCCCGCTCGGCCGGCTGCGTCTGTTCGCCGACGCCCGTCCTGGTGTGGAGCTGACCGAAGGCCACGTCCGGCAGGCCCTCGCCGGCACTCTGGGACTGGGGGATCGGTGATGGCGGTCGCCGTCCAGAAGTACGAGCTGACCCTCCAGGGCGGCGAGCGTCGCGTGATCAAGTCCCAGTCGATCAAGTATGCCGAGCATGGCATCGAGTTCCTCGGGACGACGCACTCTCACACGACGAAGCTCGTGGCGTTCGTGCCGTACGACACCCTGCTCCTGCTTGAAGCGAAGGACTGAGGGCGAGTCCAGAACGACCCTGAAACCGTGGTGCGAATCTTGGACCGTCGCATCCTGGCGCTGGCGAGCAGGGGAGTTCTGACCGGTGAGCACTTCGACCTGGCGAGGTTCCACCTTCTCTGATCTCGCAGCGCTTGCCTCCCACCCTCCTGTAGCTTCACGCCATGACACCTTTGGCGGGGGATTGGTGGGCGTCTGGCTCCCTTTGGCAGTTCGTGATCACGATCGGCAGCGGCGTTGCGGTCGGGGTGCTGGGGGCCTGGGCCACGTTCAGGTCGGCAAATCCAAAGCGGCGCCTGCAATGGTGGACTACGGTGCAGCCTCCACTCTTCGATACGCGGTTCGGGGGCCGGATCACCGTCAGCGCATACGACATCACCGCCGAGAATCCTCGCATCGTGCAGCTCAGCGTCGCGAATGTTGGCCGCAGGGACATCACTTCGGCCATGTTCCACGACGGCGAGTGCCTGGAGTTCGAGTTCGGCTCCCGGGTCCTGGCAACTCTGGCGGTCGATCAAGAGCCCGAGGAGGGGCGGTATGCCGGCATCCTGCTGCCTGCGGTGGGAGGCAAGGAGATCATCCTCTCGCCGGGCCACATCAGGCGAGGCCAGGTCATTACCTTGACGTTCCTGCTCGACGGCCAGGACGTAGGGGTGCGGTGCAGGCGCATGCCTCTGGTTGACATTGACTTCGTCAGGGCGGACCTTGGCGAGGCGAGTCTCACGTGGGGGGAGGTGCTTCGCGAGGCGGTCTTCCCTTCCCCTCGCCCCTGAGACGGACTGGCGACCGACTGTCCAGGTCGACCCTGAAACCGTGGCAGAATCCTGGCCGGTAAGACGTGGCGGTCAGCGCGCCCACGCTCCGGGGGTCACCCCCCACCCCTCCTCGGGCTGTGCTACCCTCGCGCGCCCCTCACGCTGCCCGCTCGCGGCTCATCTCCCAGGCCATGCGGGAACGTGCCAGCGCGCCCCGGAAAGGCCCGGAGAACGGCTCTGAGAGCCTCCCGAAACAGCCTCTGACCTGCACGGCTTGACATCCGTGTGCAAGTGGCGCAAAGTTCTGTCTGTCGCCACAACGGGACGCACCGCAAGCCGCAAGGCAAGCGAGGCAGACCAGACAGCGACACTTGCACAACCGAGCGAAAGCCTGTAGGGTCGAGCTCGGCAAGGCGGCAACGCAGGTGGGTGAACCGGGATGTCGATGGTCCGGGGAACGGTTACCGAGTGGCGAACAGCGGCTCACCTGCACAACGCACGCCGAGCAAAGCGCAACTTGCACAACCTGAAGCGAGTGTGATAGTGTCGCTTCAGCAGCACGGCAAGACACGAACTTGGTACGACGCACCGCAAGCGGTGTAGACGGTGACTGAGAGCGTGGGGAAACGGAAGCGCGAGGGTCGGGTATCCGACGCAGTCCAAGCGTGAGTAGGGAACCCACTCCTCCGGCGAACGTCAGGGTACAGCGAGCGCGAGTAAGCCTTTGA